GCAAGTCAGGATATGTTTGATCCAGATGACAAAGTATCAGGTGGTCAAGGCTTTGTGTATGCAAGTAGTATTCTTGTTGCTATGAAGAAACTCAAACTCAAAGAAGATGAAGATGGTAACAAAGTCTCAGAAGTAAAAGGTATTCGTGCCGCATGTAAGATTATGAAAACACGATATTCTAAACCTTTTGAAACACTACAGATTAAGATTCCATATGAAACAGGTATGAATCCGTACAGTGGTCTACTTGATTTGTTTGAGAAGAACGAACTACTTACTAAAGAAGGTAATCGCCTATCATATACAACTGATGACGGAGAAATCTTAAAGATGTTCCGTAAAGGTTGGGAATCAAATGAAGGTGGTTGCTTAGATAAAGTCATGGAAGAGTTTAGCAAAAATCATGGGAAAAAGCTAAGTACTGAATCTATAGAGGAGGTAACACCATGAGTTTAGATAGTATCGTAGAGGTTTGGGAAATCTTACGTGACCATGTTGACTTGAATGACAGAAGTGATGCGGCAGATTCTTTAGTTAACTATTTGATGGATAACAATTATGAAGTTGATGAAATCAAAGATGCATTTAAAGATAAAGATATTACACAAGCCTTAAAGGGTTATGCTGAACAGCACTTCCAAGAAGAAGAATACGAAGAATATGATGAAGACCAAGATCCAGAAGATTGGAACTAAATGTCACACAATTGGTATACCCGAATCACTTATGATTTGTCAGTGATACCGGATTTTATATCGTATTACCTAACTGAATTAGACTCAGCAAAAAAAGAAGTAAAGATATATGGCAATGTTGAAAAGAATATTGCCGCGTTGCCCGGTGTAACAGAACAGAGATTCAACCAGCTACAAGAGATTGAGGCTGTGTTGAACTACCTAAACATTCAACTTCGGAAAATTCGCCGAAAACATTTTCAAAAGTATTTAGAAGCGTATAATAGAGCATTGACTAGTCGGGATGCTGAAAAGTATGTCGACGGAGAAGATGAAGTGATTGATTATGAAACACTAATCAATGAAGTGGCCTTACTACGTAATAAGTGGTTAGGTATTATGAAGGGCCTTGAAGCAAAGCAGTGGCAGATGGGTCATATTGTTAAACTCAGAACAGCTGGAATGGAAGATATCACAATTGGCTAATTATACTTATAAAAATCATACACGTTCCCAAACAGGATCTATGGCAAATAGTACTATGGCACATAGTACTATGGCAAATACATCCCATGTGGTAATAGGAGGTGGCGGTGTCGGCGGCCCACAACAATATTCAGGTTTATCTAATCAACAATTGACTGCATTGACCTCAAATAATTTTGGACACCTTAATACAATTTCTATTAGCGGACTGGATTATATCGTTGGTTCACATCATCCAGATGTAAAGAAATATGAAATTTACGAAAGCCCAGAAGATTTGCTTACTCTAAGTGTAGCATGGAAAAGATGCCGTGATGGAAGCAAAGAATATCCTGGATTTCGTAATCTATTAGATACTAGTTTATTTAAAGAAATAACTCCAGAGGATCAGCATACTGCTGATGTAATTAGGGATTACTATAGTAAAAAAATTATGATGTGGAAGTTAAAGGGTACAAAGTTAACAACGTACCGAGAAGACCTAAACTCATTTGTTCATAGTGATGGTAAAAAATTTCGTGAGAGTAGTTTTGGTTTGGCATATTATTTGCCGGACTTCTATGAACATGATATAAATTTAGATGATGTTAGATTGCAAGTAGACCCCCGTATAGGGCCTTATAAGGAAAATACTACTAAAAAATTAAAACCTTTAAAACGCATAGTAAAGAAAAACAAAAAGGGTACTAGTATACAGTACTGGTTCAAAGATGATGATACTAATGCAAGTGCATTATTGACATTAGAACCTAAGAATCCATTAGCACATATATGGGATTACTTATTTGAAACAAAAGAACTACTATCAATTACTGGGTTGTATTATACTAATGATAGCAAATATGAATTTGAATACTTTAGTATTAAGAATTGGAAGTTGATCCAAGGTTGACAATAAAGCCGTTCGGGTATATAATACATGTATTGAGTTAGAGATAGTAAGTTTTCAACTGTTACTGAAAAACAACAGTTTAACAATTGACAATAAATCGATTCTCTGCTACAATACTTGTATTGAATGATTGAAAGGGGTTTCTATGTCATCAACAATTCGTGTTAAATACGGTGAATATCGTAATATTCCTGTAGTGAACAAAACTTTTACACTTGTCAAGGGTTTCCAAACAGGTGCAAAAGGTGGTTATGTAACAGTTAAGAATGAAGGGCACTTTCCCGCTGTTAACATTGAAAATGTTAAGGTTAAGGTAAGTGGTATTGAAAACATTGAATTTTTAAACGGAGAGACTGCAATGGTAGATGCGATACAATTTAAATCAAAAGAAACTAAAGTAGTTTCACCTAAGGAATCTGATGAGGAAGCAATGAATCGTATTGCTACCCGCTTTCAGGTGCTTGATGAAATGTCAAAAGCGGCTATCAATGGTGATATCCGTGCAATGATTGTGTCAGGTCCTCCTGGAGTTGGTAAGAGTTTTGGTGTTGAAACACAATTAGAAAAAGCAAGTCTGTTTGATAAGATTGCAGGTAAGCGTATTCGTTATGAAGTTGTTAAAGGTGCTATGACCGCTCTCGGCTTGTACGCACAATTGTACAAACTTTCGGATCGTAAGAATGTGTTAGTGTTTGATGATTGTGATAGCGTGTTTGCCGATGACTTGTCATTGAACATTTTGAAGGCTGCATTGGATTCAGGTAAGCGTAGACGTATTTGCTGGAACAGTGATTCTAGTTTGTTACGCCGTGAAGGTATCCCTGATAGTTTTGACTTTAACGGTACTGCAATTTTCATTACAAACTTAAAGTTTGAAAATGTGAAAAGCAAGAAGTTGCAGGATCACTTGGAAGCATTGCAAAGTCGTTGTCACTTCTTGGATTTGACTATTGACAATGAACGTGACAAAATGTTGCGTATCAAGCAAGTTCACCGCGATGCTGATGGTGGTTTGTTCAAAGACTATGACTTTGAAAACGGTGAGGGTGAAATGATTATCGAATTCATGGTTGAAAATCAAAATCGGTTGCGTGAATTGAGTATGCGTATGTGTCTGAAAATAGCAGACTTAGTAAAGATCAGTCCGAGCAATTGGAAGTCTTTGACTGTTAGTACTTGTATGAAATCTGCTTAATTTACCCTTTCGTTAAGCAGTGAAGAGGGACTTATATGTCCCTCTTTTTTCCACTATGCTTGCGTTACTTAATCATAAGTAGTATAATATGACAATGAAGGTAAAACCAAATACAAAAGAACAATTAGTGGATTATATGCTAAAACACCTTAGCTTAGGAACCTACGATAAAAAATTCTGTAGTAATTTGTTGCTTATTCATATTGCTAAAAATAAACCAGTAACGTCAAATCAAGCAGACCTTTTAGATAAGATTATTGCTAGGTATCATAGACAATTAGCTAAACAAGAAATTGATAGTAACCAGATAATTACATTACCATGGACACTACCTCCTATTCAAAGTTTACCTCAATATACTCAGGCACATATTGCCATTGCCGATGATTCAGGTCCATCAGTAGTAATTCATAGTCCGTTCAAAAAAAATTATGTTAAAGAATTACAAGAATTAAATTACGCAAAGTGGAACAGGGATGAGAGAGTTTGGCTAGCACCTGCGACAGAAAAAACAATTAGGTCTTTGATTTCAATAACTGAAAAACATTATGACTCAGTTAATTATTGTCCTGAAATAGAAAATATATTAACTACAATGTCAGTATTTGCTAACGAAAAATACTGGGAACCTACTCTTATCAAAACAAATAGTAATTTTTATGTTGTAGCCACTAACCAATCATTAATGAAAGCGATTGAACACATCCCCTTGAATGACGAGCCTCATAATCTTGCACGATTGGTTAGAATGGGTATAAAAATTGATGATGATATAATCACTAGCGATATGTTAAGAGTTGCAATTGACACATCACCTTCTATTGAACAATTTAACATTGAAACTATCATTGACTATTTAGTGATGATTAAAACCGACATGGTAGTACTTGCCGAATGGTTTGGTCCAAATAAAGAGTTTATTTTAGAATTGGCCAATAATTTAAAAGCTAACAAGATTGAACATAAATTAGTTAAGAGTAAAAGAGCAAATGCATTGAACATTGATTTAAAACCATATGAAATGCCTGTTAAAATTAACTTAGGCATATGGAGAAGTGAAAACAGAGTTATGTTCTTAGGCAAAAATATTAATTTAGTAAATAGTAACCCAGTGGACGTTAAATGAAAAAATGTAAAATAATAGTCAGAGATGAAGTGAACATCAAGGTAGAAGGATTAGAATTATCTGAACGAAAAAAGTTGATGAAGATGTTTGAGTATGATGTACCTGGGGCAAGATATTTACCTAGTGTTCGACTAGGTAGATGGAATGGTAAAGTAAGTTATTTTAGTTTAGGTGGTAGTAGTTATATTAACTTGCTACCTGAAATTCTACCAGTCATCGATGCTGCCGGATATGATGTAGAACTGGATGATACACGTGATTACTCAACAACATTCGAATTCAATCAAGTGTCCGAGTCTACGTTTAGTCATAAGAATTGGCCGAAGGGTCATCCCAAAGAAGGAGAACCGGTTGTATTGCGTGATTATCAAATTGAAATTATAAACAATTTTTTAGAAAATCCACAATCATTGCAGGAAGTAGCAACGGGGGCTGGTAAAACTATTATGACTGCCGCACTAAGTTATAGTGTAGAGTCGTATGGTCGTAGTATTGTTATTGTACCCAATAAAAGTTTAGTAGGTCAAACTGAGGCTGATTATATAAATCTTGGATTAGATGTAGGCGTATACTTTGGTGATAGAAAAGAGTTTGGTAAGACACATACAATCTGCACATGGCAAAGTCTTAATAATATGCTTAAGAAAACAAAAGTAGATGAGGCAGAAGTTCCGATTGGAGAGTTTTTAGAAGGTGTAGTATGTGTAATGGTAGATGAGGTGCATCAGGCTAAAGCAGATGCATTAAAAACACTACTCACTGGTGTAATGAGTACTATACCAATTAGGTGGGGATTGACAGGAACTATACCCAAAGCATTATATGAAGCACAAGCGTTGTATGTTAGTTTAGGTCCACTAATTAATAAATTAGCCGCAAGTGAATTGCAAGATAGAGGTGTACTAGCACAATGTCATGTGAATATCGTTCAATTACAAGACAATGTAGAGTTCACCAATTATCAAAGTGAATTAAAATATTTACTTGAAGATAAAACAAGGCTAGATTCAATAGCAGAATTAATATTAAATATTAAGGAAAGTGGAAATACACTTGTACTAGTTGATAGAGTAAATGCAGGTAAAGAAATAGTTAGTAGATTACCTGATAGTGTTTTTGTATCAGGTGATACAAAGTTAACAGAAAGAAAAGAGGAATACGATGAAATTGCCACAAGCACAAATAAAATCATTGTCGCAACCTACGGGGTGGCGGCGGTTGGTATTAACATACCACGAATATTCAACCTTGTTCTTATTGAACCTGGCAAGAGTTTTGTTAGAGTCATCCAGAGCATTGGTAGAGGTATTAGAAAAGCGGATGATAAAGATTTTGTCCAAATATGGGACCTCACCAGTAATTGTAGATTTGCAAAACGACATCTCTCCCAGCGAAAAACTTTCTTCAAAGAAGCAAATTACCCATTTGACTCAGAAAAATTGACTTACAAGTGATTACCTGATATAATCTTATTATGCGAATTTTAACACTAGATAACGAATTTTACAATTTAGAAACACTACCCGATGAGGTAGACGATTTACGTTTTGCGATACTAGACAATAGTAATCCTCAAAATGTAGACTATCATTATATACCATTAATCTTTTTGGAAAGTTTCAATAGTCCTGCACTTGTATTACATATTGGTGATAGGACATTGAAGATGCCGGTAGACTGGCAGATATTAATCGGTGAACCTGAGATGGGCGACTTAGAAACATTACCGTTAACAAGTATCAATGATAGAGGATTTAAAGCATTTGAGTTTAATCCACTAAGTGCATTCAGACCTAGCTTTCTTGACATTGAAATATTAGATATATACCATGATGTAACTTGGTATGCACCTCGGTTGAAGAACGGACAATTTTTGTGTATTCCTATCGATGATGGACTTAAACCAAGATGTGTTTATTTTGTAAAAGAAATTAGTAGAAATTGTGAAATTATAGATTACAATCAGGCATTCTAATGGCAACCAAAGCACCAGCAGATGAGAAATTTCAAAACATAGATTTTGATTTGTTTGATGCACTTTCTGCATTAGATAAAAAAGACTATGGATATTTGGATCGATTAACAGAAGAACAACAAAAGAAATTTGTTCCTTATATGATGACGCATTGGATGAGTGCTGTCAAGGGTGCTAGTGACATACAAGGTTATTACTTATTAAGTGTAGAAGCCGCAGTCAATAAACACTTATTCAATGAACACGTGATGAAACATCCTAAGTTACAATGGCTTATGTTATGTGCTAGCGGCTTGGGTGCAGGAAAACATTATCATCAATGGATACCTCAATTATCAAAAGGCACACGTGAACTAAAAGAAACTCCCAATAAGAAGGATGTTAAAGAGTATTACAAAAAGATTTATCCTAAAACAGATGATGAAACATTGGATAAGGTTAGTCTACAATTTGTAGAAGAACAGAAGAAGAAAGTTTATTTGGCAAAAAGATTCCCTTCTCTGAAGAAAGATGATATTGAGACATTAGCGTTAGTAGTAACAGATGAAGATATTAACCAATATGAAAAAGACAACGGCAACGATTGATGATATAAAGTTTGGCTGTGAGTTTTGCAAACGTGAATTCATACGTGAGCGTACTTTAATTAGTCATTTATGTGAACAGAAAAACCGATGGTTAGCTAAAGACCAAAAAGGTAATAGATTGGCATTTCAATGCTGGTTACAATTTTATGCTAAGAATAGCATGAGTAAAACCAAGAATAAAACGTATGAAGAATTTATTAAAAACCCATACTACACTGCATTTATTAAGTTTGGCAATTACTGTAATGATGTAAATGTTATCAACGTAAGTCGTTATGTAGATTGGTTACTAAGAGAAAATACAAAAATTGATAATTGGAATAGTGATGTTACATATACTAAATTTTTGATTGAGTATTTAAAAAATGAAAACCCATTTGATGCATTAGCACGAAGTGTAGAATGTTGTGCAAATTTAGGTGAAGCAGATAATCTATTACCCAATGACTTGTTTCGGTATGGCAATGCAAATAAAATTTGTTATGGTATAACAACGGGTAAAATAAGCCCTTGGATGTTATATCAAAGCGATAGCGGTGTCCATTTCTTAGATACACTGAGTCAGGATCATGTTAGAATAGTGATTGATTATATAAATCCAGAACAATGGGCATTAAAGTTTAACCGTGAACCAGACCTCGCAAGACAAATTAAAGACACCCTTAGACAAGCCGGCTATTAAGGTAGTATTGGTATGGACTAAAGGGCGTGACAGTATTCCTGTATGGGATGAAATATGCATATGGGCGATTGAACAGTTTGGACTGCCGGGAAATAGATTTGAATGGCATCCTACAGAAGATGATATGGAATTCTATTTCTATAATGAACGTGACGCAATACATTTTGAATTAAGATGGGGGTAGTATGATAGTTGAAATTTTTTTATACGGTTTTATAACAGCATTTGGCTGGTGGACTGCACAACATTATGTAATTGAGCCTCATTTTCCACCGCCTATTGAAAAGAAAGTAGAAAAATGAAACCTACAATAGCACTATTTGTTTCTGACCCTAAGTGTTCAGTACAGAGTGCCAATGGTATGATTAGTTCGTTGGATCGCTACTATAATTTTAAATTGTTTTCGAAGAATAAATTAGAATACAATTTTTTTGATAATGTTGATATGATAGCAATGCCCGGCGGATTGGGAGATGCGGCTTCATTTGAAACATTGTTTAAAAATAACGGAGATAGAGTACGTGAATTTATTCACAATGATGGAAGATATCTTGGTATATGTATGGGTGCATATTGGGCAGGCAAGCATTATCTTAATGTGTTGCATGATGTTGATGCAGTTCAATATTTGAAAAGACCCGGGACTGACACACGTAGACCACATGCAAAGAATATATCTATCAATTGGGACGGAATGTCAACTAAAATGTTTTGGTATGATGGTTGTGCATTAGTGGGTGATAAAACTAAATTTGAAACAGTAGCTACTTACGAAGCAAATAATGATAGTATGGCTATCTATCAGAATCGTATAGGATTAATCGGCTGCCACCCAGAAAGTCAACAATTTTGGTATGATGGGTATTCATATCTAAAGGGAAAATACCATGGAGGTTGGCATCATAAGTTGTTGTTAGAATTTACTAATCAATTAATGAGAAGATAATGACACTAGAAGATGAAATTGCTGAATCTATTGCTAAAGAATACTTTGGGAATATGGACTTTGAGATTACAAAAGACCTTTTAGTTGAGTCAGGTTGGTATGTTATTGAGTTACCTACTTTAGGAAGTAGAAAACAGGCAATTGATATCAAAGATTGGGTAACAGAAAAATGCAAAAAAAATGTTATATTTAGGGGGAGAATTTTTGTGTTCAAGTCTAAAAAAGAGGCTGAATGGTTTAGTTTGAGGTGGCAATGATTAAGAAAAGACAAATGACTAATAAGTTATATGGATCTAACGGTGGTTGGGCGGCAAAACGTAGTGTCAACTATGCGGGCATAGGATATGCGTATGACATGCCCTATCATCAGATTGATCCTATAATATCACCGAATGAATGGAATAAAATGATTGCTTGGTGTGTTAACACATTTGGACCTAGTGGCACACCTGGTGCTCCCGGTGTATGGACGCCCGGCGATAGATGGTATGCTAACAATGCTAAGTTTTGGTTTAGAGACAAGCCAGATTGCGAATGGTTTCTGTTGAGGTTTCAATGATTAATTTACATGAATGGAAATGGGCAGGTAGCAATTATGTTAGAGTTATTGACACTATGGATGTTGATATAAGTTATACTAAAAGACAAGAAATCTACGATTGGTGTAGTGAACATAATATTGAAATAGAATATCAAGGTACTATGATGGGAACTGATGTTTGGCGTGTCAAAGATGAAAAACAACGATTGTGGTTTAAGTTGAGATGGCAGTAACTATACCTCTCAATGATTATGGACTAAAGCCAAAACAAGAACAATGGCTTATGAAAAATGTAGGACCTAGAATGTTCTATTTACATAATAGCATTGGTGGACAAGGCTGGGTAGCTAAACAGCAATGGGAGCCTGGTATGGTAACTAAGAGATGGTATCTAACACTAGAAGATGAAAAACTTGCTACCTTTTTTGCAATAAAGTTTTCATCGTGATTAAACTCAAACTAGAAATATCTGCGACAAAGGCAATAGAGAGAGCAAACGAATTACGAGAAGCCGGTTATGTTCAGGGCGTAGATTTTGATTTTACATTTTACCCTAGTATACAGGATAGATTTAATGGTCCGGCTAAACCTAGTTATGTACAATTTCACTTTTACAAAGAATCATTAGCAACATATTATGGATTAAAATGGCAATAATGAAACCTACAGGTACATTTGTACCACTACCAATCAGACATGATGAAATTGATTATGTGATACAGGACCGTAATTATATGGGTAGCAGAAACAGAACTTCATATGTATATGAGTGTATAAAGAAAAAAGAAGATCCAACTGTAATTGTCTCATGGTGCAGACGTAATTTCGGTGAAAGAGGGGTGGGTTGGGACTTTCTTTTTACCTCAGGAAATGTTACAATCATACTGTGGGATGACAAATTTAAAACTATGTATGAACTATGGAAAAATTGATATCAAAGATTTGTAACCGATGCAAATGTATTAAACCATTGAATCAATTTGGTAACGATAGTGGTGGTAAAAAATTACGGTCTGATTGCAGAGTATGTGATAGTACACTGGCTAAAGAACGTATTGAAATAAGAAAAACTGCACCACCGATTCCTTACAACCATATTTGCCCTGTGTGCGAACAAACAGAAGAACAATTAAATGAAAATATTAATCCAACACTACGCAAAAAAGGTAGACCATGGGTGATGGATCATAATCATACTGAAAAAACATTTCGCGGTTGGTTGTGTAGAAAATGCAATTTAGGATGTGGTAATTTTAAAGACAACCCTGAATTATTAGAAAAGGCAGCAAAATATTTAAGAGAAACACAAAATGGCAAATGATGTAATGATAGATATTGAAAGTTTGAACACTACACCTGATTGTGTAATACTTACTATCGGCGCAGTTAGATTCGATCCCAAAGGTACTGGCGTTGTTGAAAAGTTAGAACTACGACCTACTGTTGAGGATCAAACAGAAATATATAATAGGAGTATAAATGAAGATACATTACGTTGGTGGAGTACACAGAGTCCTGAAGCACTTGAAGAGGCAATGGGAGAGAATGGGAGAACATCATTTAAAGACTGCATGGAGACACTCTATAAGTTTTGCTGGAATAGGCGTTGTGTTTGGAGTAACGGTGCTAGTTTTGATTGCGTTGTTATGGAACATGCTTGGAGACAAACAAGTGACAAACCAAATCCTATACCCTGGCCATTTTGGTCAGTCAGGGATACCAGAACTCTATACGACATTACAGGAGTCAAACTCAAAGACGGTGGACACGTTACCAGCCACAAAGCGGTAGAAGATGCTGAACGTCAGGCTATTGTTGTACAGCAAGCATATATGAAATTAATAAAAGCAGGATTAGTTGAACACAAATGAAAATCGGATTTAATTGTAGTAGTTTTGATTTGTTTCATGCCGGACATGTAACAATGTTAAAGATGGAAAAAGAATTGTGCGACTATTTAATAGTTGCATTACAAGTTGACCCCACGATTGATAGACCGGGTGTTAAAAACAAACCATGTCAAAGTGTATATGAACGCTATGTACAATTGCAGGCATGTAAATATGTGGATGAAATTTTGGTATACTCGACCGAATACGATTTACTACAAATGTTAATGACCCAAACTATTCATATTCGGTTTCTAAGTGAAGAATATGTTAATAGAGATTTCACTGGAAAACAATATTGTATTGACAATGACATTGAATTGCACTATCATAAGAGACAACATAACTATAGCAGTAGCGAACTACGTGGTAGAGTTGCAAAATTAGAAAACATGAAAGATGAAACAGTTAGTATCCCGCAACATTCACCTGAACTTTTAAAATGAAATTTAACTCAGACATTGATATTGACTTTGGTAACAGAGACAAGATATTAGAACATATCAAACACATCCCTGCGGCAATGCGTAAAGTTGATCCTATACGTAAACATGCTACTGGTATCTATGTTACTGATATACCATATGATGCGATTAATCATATGTCTAACTTAGATTACAGTGAAGCTGAAAAGCGTGGATATATAAAATTAGATTTCTTAAATGTGCATGTCTATGACAAAGTACGTGACGAACAACATTTAATTGAGTTAATGCGTGAACCAAATTGGGAAAAACTTAATGATAGAGTGTTTGTTGAAAAGCTGATTCACTTAAGCAATCATTATAACAGTATGCAGAAGATGCCAGAACCTATTGATAGTATACCTAGACTGGCAATGTTTCTAGCAGTTATCAGACCATCAAAGAAACATTTAATTGGAAAATCTTGGCGTGAAGTGGCAAAAACAGTATGGGATGATGATAAGACAGGGTATCACTTTAAGAAAAGTCATAGTATTGCCTATGCACAATTAGTCGTTGTGCATATAAATCTATTAGACTCAGGACATTCGTTTGACTAGAGTAATTGATTTACGTTTACTTTTACGTTTTGCTAGTTCTAACATACTGCATATTGGGCCATGCACTATTGTTAGACTTTTATTGTTGAATGTACGAATGTACGGTTTGAAGGGTTCCCAGTCGTTTTTAAGAAACATATTTATGGGTATTAATCTATTACTTTCCCACCACCATTGGTCACCTAATATTAGAAATTGTTCCCTAAGATCCGGATGTATAATAGATCCATAGTCGTATATAGTGGTGACTATATCATCCCTATTTTGAACTATTCCTACATAGTCTTGGCCTGCGTAGGAACACACTGTAATAAAGGGGTGATTTTCTGTTAATTTTTTGAAAAATTCGTTATGAATCATTGTTTATCATATTTCAGTGTTATTTATACGATATGGTTACCCGATATAATATTATTTTAATAAATATAGTATAGGAGCCAATCTGTGTATTCAACCAACGTTTATCATTATACCCCAAGACAAATAGTTGTAGTAAACTTTGGCAATTCAACCAGGAGATACCAAAACGTGTATGCTAAAACATTAAAATTACATAAAGGTGTTGACAACAAATTACAGTTTCAGGTTTTAAATCAAGACCAAAAACCAGTCAACATTACAAACAAAGAAATAACATTAAGAATCATTAGTTTCGAGGGAAGTCACATATTACTTAAAAAATCATTAATGTTAACATTACCCTTAAAGGGGTTGGCAGAATTACAAGTAACTACTCCAGAATTAGAACACATTGATGCTCAAAAATGTTATTATACTTTAGAAATACCAGATGGTGGTTTTGACAATTTACCGATATTTATAGATAATGATGGTAGTGGTAGAGGTGTTATAGATATAGTTAATAGCACATTGCCTAGTTTTAAAGCAGCCTATGAATTTGATATTCCGTCGCATCCTCCGATAGTTGCACCGTTAATTGGTCAACTACCTATACCCATAACATATTACACTAGTATACATAGTACATCGGATAATCCAATCATAACGATTCAAATTAAATATACCGATTATACCGGTGATATAATTCCACAAGGATCTACTACTGGCGTCGGTGAATGGTATGACATAGATTATTATGACTATGATTTAAGTACGGGTACTGAAGGCTGGACCATAATAGGTTATCATCCTTATATCCGCTTAAAGTTTGTCAGTACTCACGGTACTGTGGATAAAATATTAGCCAGATAATATACCAACCTTCTTGCTTTTTGTTACAACTTATGTTAACATAGTAATATGTTTGACATCCTTTCATTAATTCCGGGTAGAAAGAAACAAACAGGTAGCGGTTGGACTAGCTTCAACGCTATTTGTTGTAACCAACGCGGACATAGAGAGGATAAAAGAAGTAGGGGCGGTATAAAATTCGATGGTGTAAATAATTGGGTAATGCATTGTTTCAATTGCAGTTATAGCTGTAGCTTTACATTAGGCAAAAATATAAGTCCCAAGACAAGACAATTTCTATTATGGTGTGGTATTGATAGTGACCAAATTCAAAGATGGAATTTAGAAAGTTTACAACACAAAGATTTATTAGACTTTAGTGGTAATCGTAAACCACGAAGTAAAGTAAAATTTAAATCACGTGAGTTACCAATTGGTGAGACGTTAGATATAAACAATCCCAATCATTATCATTATATTGAATATTTAGAAAAACGATGCATTCATTATGATAGCTATCCTTTTATAGTAACTCCCAATGACAGAGGAAGAAATAGTAATAGGATTATCATTCCGTATACGTATATGGGGAAATCAGTGGGACACACTAGTAGGTACTTAGATAATAAAATACCTAAGTATATTAATGAGCAAGATGCAGGTTATGTATTCGGATATGATTTACAAAAACCTGAATACAGTATGTGTATTCTAGTTGAAGGAATCTTTGATGCATTGAGCATTAACGGTTGTGCTTTAACTCATAATACAATAAGTGATGACCAGGCTCATTTACTTTCACAATTAAACAAACAGATTATTGTTGTACCTGATAGAGATAAGACAGGGCTAGATATAATTGACAGAGCATTGGAATTGGGGTATAGTGTAAGTTTACCTCCCTGGGATAAATCAATCAAGGATGTTAATGATGCAGTAATAAGATATGGTAAGCTACCTACATTACTAAGTATCATACAACACGCAACAAGTAGTAAGATAAAAATAGAATTAAGGAAAAAACAGATTGCTAAAGGAATATAACACAGACGTTCAACGGCTCTTTTTACAAATGATGCTAACTAATGCAGAATTGTATATTAGAGTTATGAATATTATGAATCCGCAGAACTTTGATCGGGCATTAAGACCTGTATCAGAATTTATGAAAGAGTACAGTGAGAAATATAGTATACTACCGGATATAACACAAATAAAAGCAACAACAGGAATAGAACTTGTACTCATTGAAGATTTTGGTGATAGACACACTGAGTGGTTCTTAGAAGAATTTGAATCATTTACTAAACGACAAGAACTAGAACGTGCTATTCTTAAGAGTGCCGATTTACTTGAGAAGGGTGAATTCGGACCAGTTGAGAAACTAATCAAAGACGCGGTGCAGATTAGTTTACAACGAGATATGGGTACAGATTACTTTGCTGATCCTAAAGCACGATTACACAAATACTTTAACGCAGGTGGACAACAAAGCACAGGTTGGCCTCAACTTGATAAACTATTGTACGGTGGATTTAGTCGCGGTGAATTGAATATTTTTGCAGGTGGTTCAGGTTCAGGTAAGTCATTAGTGATGATGAACATTGCATTGAATTGGTTGCAACAGGGACTTAGTGGGGTATATATTAGTTTAGAATTGAGTGAAGAATTAACCTCACTTAGAACAGATGCTATGTTGACTATGATGAGTACCAGAGACATTCGTAAGGATATTGACAGTACAGAACTTAAAGTTAAAATTGCAGGTAAAAAATCCGGTGATTATCGTGTTAAGGGCTTGCCAGCACAAAGTAATGTTAATGACATTAGGTCATATTTAAAAGAAGTACAAATTCAAACTGGAATTAAAATTGACTTTGTTATGATTGATTATTTGGATCTAGTTATGCCGGTTAGTGTTAAAGTTAATCCCAATGACCAGTTTATTAAAGACAAGTATGTTAGTGAAGAATTACGTAATTTGTCTAAAGAATTAGGTGTATTAATGGTAACAGCAAGTCAGTTGAATCGTAGTGCAGTTGATGAACAAGAATTTGACCATAGTCATATTGCAGGTGGTATCAGTAAGATTAATACAGCAGATAATGTGTTTGGTATTTTTACAAGTCGCAGTATGCGTGAGCGTGGAAAATATCAAATTCAATGTATGAAAAGTCGTAGTTCGACGGGTGTGGGACAGAAAATTGACTTGGAATACAACATTGAGACTATGCGTATTACTGACGAGGATCCTGACGGGTATGCAGACCAACAAGCAAAATATAGACCCAGTTCTAGTCCCAATGACATTATGAATCGATTAAAGCCCCAATCTACTGTAATTGATTCTATTACAGGAGAAATTGAGCCAATAAATACACGGGTTGTTGCTGATGTTCAGGGTTCAAAATTGAAATCATTGATAAACAATCTGAAAAGATGATAAATACTACTAGGAAACTATATCATGCAAAAGAAAACTCGCAGTTTGCTAGAGGAATTAGAAGCCATAGGCAATAACCGTGATACTAAACATATCATTGAGAGCCGAGCCCATAATATTATTACTAGTGCTATTAATCTATTAGAAATGATTAATAAACAGTATGATCCGGAAAAAGCACAAATACTAGAACGCAAACTACTAAGCGCAATCAAAGCCAGAGATCAGGGTAGATTTTCTAAGAGTATAAGGAAAAACGATGAAACTCAATGAGGTCATTACTGAAAATGCCTTTACAGATTTTGCTAAAAGACAGGCATTTAACCTAGTCGGACAACAATCTGATTGGGGTAGACAGGGATTAGAATTACAAACTAAACAGAAGTATATTACAAAAGTTGAACAACTTTTATCAATGAACATCAAAAGTGCTAATGTAGCCGGTAACACACCAGACCCGTCGTATGTTAAAAATCTAGTGGTTGGGTATTTAAAGAAAAACGGTATATCAATTCCGGTACAACCGGTACAACAACAAACTACTACACCAACACCTACTACACCGGTACCCGAGTCAACAGGGTCACCCACTACATATTATTGGGAAGAACAAATAGATAGATTAGCTCCTGGAGTTGCTAGTAACAATTCTAAAGCAATAAATCAAATGGCAAATTTGATTTATCAAATTATATCATCTGAAAGCGAAACACAGCCTAATGTTACATTAGGTGGAGGTTCTAGTAGCGCATCTAGTCCTGCCCCCAATCCTGCTCCTGCCCCACCCGATAACGACACAACAGCTATTATTAAGATGATACGAAAACTTGCATCACAGGGTAATACTACTGGTTTGCAAACAATTGCTAATGCTGCCAATAGAAGTCTCAGTAGAATTGCTAAACAAAATGTAGCACAAACACCGCAAGCACCACAAAATATTCCCGTTTCAATTGGTGGCAATCCAATATCACCGGGACATCCCTCATATGCCTCGGCGCAGGCAGCGGCGCAGGCAGCACAACCTGTTCCGGAAAGCAAGAATACAGTACAGTCTTGGATTAAGGTTGAATAATGAATTCATTACGTGACCTAGTTGACAAACTAGAAGATATCAATACCGTCGTTACAGAAGAAGTAGAGTTAACTAAGGCTCACGTTGAACATCCTGAAGATTTGATATTTGATATTGGTTCTAGAGGAGCAACTCAAGGATTGCAAGCAATAGTTAACACTGTTAAAAATCCCAATGTAGTAACTATTAAGTGGGACGGATATCCTGCGTTAGTATTTGGTACTGGTATGGATGGTAAGTTTATCATAGCAGATAAACACATGTTTAATAAAAGTGACGGTAGCGGACATGTGACTAGTCCAAAAGCATTTCAACAATATGATATTGCTAGAGGAATTGACCGCAGCCAATTGCATCAAATTATTGCTACTATTTGGCCAGGTCTACAAAAATCATATTCGGGTAGTGGATTTTATTGGGGTGATTTGTTGTTTAGTCAACAATTACAAGATGAAAATGGGCTTTATAAGTTTAAAGCTAATCCAAATGGTATAACGTACACTGTTGAAGTAGACAGTGAAATTGGAAAATTAATAACAGGTAAAGTTGGGGGTATAGCAGTTCACCAGTATTTGCCACCTCAAGCCACTAACGTACAACAAGCACAATTATTAAACGGTTCTATTGGGCAGTTAACAAACAACAGTAACGTTGCTGTTATTCCAGCTAAAATGCCGACTACACCTAAGTTGAAATTTTCACCAGCAGATGTAGCAAAAATTCAGCAGGTTATCTCTCAGGCAGGAGATGCAGCCGATACATGGTTGCTTCAAGCACCAGCAGGAACTAAGTCAGCGTTCCCGGCAATGTGTAAAGTCTACATCAATAAGAAAATTGTATCAGGCAATTTAACTAATTTAGTTGGTGATTTTTATAAATTCTTTGAGACTCGTCCAATGTCAGACGGGATACGTATGAAATTAACAGAACATTTTAAGCAAAATGAAGCTGGTATAAAAAGTGCATTCGTAATTTGGATGGCAATATATAATGCTAAAATGAAGATTGTGAATCAGTTAGATAAGGCCGCAGAAGCTAGTCCAGTCAAGGGTTATCTATTAGACGGGACACAAACCCAAGAAGGATTTGTTGCAAATGGGGTCAAATTTGTCAACAGAATGGGCTTTAGCCGTCAAAATTTAGCCGCCAGAGGCTAACCAAAACCAACATTTTTTTCTATATGGCATAAATAATAGTATGAGTTCTATATGAATTCAAACTTTTAAAGGAAAATTATCATGGCATATACAACAAGATTACACGGCGACACAAAACCAGTATTCGCAATTGACTCATTAGCAGGTTCTGGAGTTGCAACAGTAGCTACACCAGTAATGTTATCTGGTCCAAAACTAGACTTCTTTGGTTTAGACCTAGGTGCAACACCAGCTAACGAGTTTGATTATGACGAAGCTGTTCACGCTGTCATTCAGTGCGTAACACAATTGGCAACTACACATTTCTACCAAGTAGAAGGTACAGGTAACGTTACAAACATGTCTATCGCTGTTTATCCAACAGCCGCATGGACAGCAACTTCATTACAAGCCGCAGTTCGTGCATTAGGTACAGTAGGTAGTTTTGACCTAAGCGGTGCAGCGGTTACAAACGTTGGTTTCCGTTTAGCTTCTACACAAACTACCGCATCTTAATCTAATACTTAGATTATACAAAGAGCCCGGGAATTTCTCGGGCTTTTTTACCTCTATAAATACTGTATGAGTTACAGAATTCGTTGCTATACGTTGTTTGATATTACTAAGACAGGTATCATAAACCGCAAACCTCCTGCCAATGGAACTAACGAACAACTGTCAACATGGGAAAAAACTAGAAATACTCAATGTAATTTTGACACAATATTACAAGTAGTTTCACTACGTAGTCAACCAGAGAATATCACTGAACCACAGCAAGAAGTAGTTTTATTCAATGATTCTGATTTGTTTGGATTTATGTATGATAATGAAGAAGGACAAATAACGTGGGCTTTTGATTTTGATATTATACATCGTAGTGTTTTTGATGACGGATTGAATAAATTAGGATATTTATATAGTGACTGTGATAGTGTTCCTATGATAAAAGTAGGAACTGAATGGGATAAACTGCCCAGTTTTTTAGACACTAGCCCGGAATTACGTAATATCTATTTTGAGGTAATAAATGAAAAAGTTGAATGAACAGCAAATGTTCAGGATTTTAACTAAAATCCTAGATAAAAAAGAAATAGCAAATTTATCAGAGAATATTGTATTTGAAGATCCGGACGGAACATACCATCTTTATGGGGATTATTCGATAAAGAAAAATATGGATAAATACGTATTAACTAAAAGGGGAACGTTTACTGTAATACCATTTTTTAACTTACGCAATGCGGTAATTTATACATCTTTTGATAAAAGAAATATGATTATGGACGCAAAGAGAATGGTAGAGTTAGATACCTTACAAGAAGGAACAGAATCGTCTATTCAGATTTACCGTAGTTTAATGAATAAAACCAAAGACTTAGAGAAAAAAACTATATATAGTGCTAAGTTTAATGAAGGTAGAAATAGAAAAACAAGGATAGAACAGGAACTCACTACGTATGCTTTAAACAGCAAAAGGTGGCAGGAACAAATGTTCAACCAAGTGACAAAATAATTTAAATAATGATAAATATAATATCAGCATTCTAGGAAAACTCTATGAAACTAAACGAATTTAACATGAAACCATCTACAGTCGCTAAAAAAGCACTGAAAGAACATTTCAACACTACGGTCAATTTTGACTCATTAAGCCTATACGATACCAATCGTATGTTACGAAAAATTAAAGGATTAATGAACGAAATGAAATCTAGCGAAAAGTCTTTTGCTAGCGAAAAAAATCCTTCATACATGAAATTAATGTTTATGGAACAAGCATTGGTTCATCATTACGGTGAATTGAAAGCACTTCCAATATATAATCAACGTATTGTTGTAGAGAACGAAGAAGTTGAAAAATCACAAGTTGTACTAGCAGCCAAAGAAATGATTGACGAACTACAAAAGATGATTGAAAATGTTAGCGATATGCTAGTTAAAGAATTACCAGCAGTTGTTGACGGTGTCAATGCAGAAATTGGTACAAATGAAGGTGAACAATTCAATAGTCAAACATCAGAAGCATTGACTAGCTTACAAGCCGCATTGTCACAGAGTAAAATCGGATTACAATCAGCATTGGGTGTAATTACAGGTCAAGGCGGTGGATTCGGTGATATGGCAGCAGCCGGTGATATGGGTGCTGATATGAGTATGCCACCAGAAGAACCAATGGACGATGAGATGGATGTAGGTGGTGAATTACCCGAAGAGCCACCAGAAGAAGAACCAACATCTGGATTAGGCAGATCCACTCGTTAACATGCGTTTATTCGAATTTGCACAGGATGACCCTTTGCGTGTCAAACTGACAGCAGTAGCCAGCCAATTGGAATCACGTTTTAAAAATCAAAATCAACCGTTACCATTAGATTTCTTTTTAGATATACTTAGAAAAAGTGATATCGCAGTTGATGAGGAAGATATCTATGATATCATCAAAAAGGAACCATTGGTAAATATTATAGATAGTATTGAAGGTGGAAACGTAATATTTAAAGGACAATCAGGTGCCGAAGGTGAAGAAGACGGACCTGATGAAAATCAAAAAACACTACAGTCAATGGCTAGCAAACAAGCTAGTAAACTATAATCCACTATAATCCACTATAACTAACCAAATACATTGTACTACAGAGAAATTTGTAGTACAATTGCCATATGTACAATCCCAATAAATTTAACTATCAACCTCTACCGCGTATGGAGATTGATGGTAAACGTAGATACGCTACACCTGACGGTGAGAAACTTCCTAGTGTCACTACGATACTAGATGCTACTAAATCAGAAGAAAGCAAACAAGCACTGAATAATTGGCGCAAACGTGTAGGTACCGTACAAGCGCAAGCAATTACTACTGAGGCTGCTGGTCGAGGCACACGTATGCACAAATGGCTTGAAAACTATATTAAGACAGGTGAGACAGGAGAGCCTGGGTCAAACCCATATAGCATTCAAAGTCATACTATGGCTCATAGTATTATTTCCCAAGGTCTTATTAAGTGTAATGAATATTGGGGTACAGAAGTGCCATTATATTTCCCCAAAGTCTATGCTGGTACTACTGATTTGTGCGGAGTACATGATGGTAGTGAGGCTATCATGGATCATAAACAAACAAACAAGCCTAAAAAACGTGAGTGGATTGATGACTATTTTGTTCAATTAGCCGCTTATGCTAATGCACATAATGAGTTACACGGGACAAAGATACGTAAGGGTGTTATTTTTATGTGTGATCCTAATGCTATGTATCAGGAATTCATCATTGAGGGTACTGAATTTGACAAATATACTGATATGTGGTTTAAGCGAGTAGAACAGTACTATATGCAGTTCCTTTAAATCGTGATAAATAGTTTAATCAACTAAAGATTAAACTATGGCCATTGTACAAATAAGTAAAATAATTCACAGAACTGGCGCAAATATTGATTTGCCTCAATTAGACACGGGTGAAATAGGCTTTGCATCAGATACTAAGCGACTTTATATAGGAAATGATTCAATCATTCATCCACCGGGAAGTCCTGACCAAACAACACAAACTGAAATTTTAACTGATTCATCAGTAATAAGGTTTGACCAATTAGCAGGTTCTGCTACTACTACATTGAATATTTCAGGTAATGTAGAAAATGGACAGGTACTAGTTGTTAATAATTCTACTTGGACTAATGGTGGCGGTACGGCAGGCGGATTAATTAATCTAGGTAACGTAGCAAACGTAAAAGTATCCGGTGGAGTCAACGGGTATGTATTAACAACAGACGGTGCTGGTAATTTAGCTTGGACTACTAATGGTATTATTAGGTACGAAATACAGAATATAAATTTTACTACCGGTACAGGAAGTCCATCACATGCAGTAGTAGTTACTACTAAAACAGCGCACTTGTTACCGACTGGTGCTACTGTAACTATTATGGGTGTAAGTGGTAGTTCTATTCAAACTGCAATTGATACATCTGGTATCACATTGGATATCGGTGGAGGTACTTATGTTTCTTCTAATAGATTTTATGTTAAACGATTAACTGACACTACTTTTGCATTGTATACAGATAGTAATGCTATAACAAATCCAGTAGACGGTAGAGGTTGGGATGACACTACACCTTATGTAAGTGGTACAGGATATGCATTGGGCTTTGTTCCTCCAGCAGGAACAAGTGCTCCCGGTGGCTCTGCAACTCAATTACAATTTAATACTTCGGGTGGGTTTGATGGTAGTACTAATTTAACATTTAATAAAGTCACTAATTTACTGACAGTGGGTGGAAATGTTACTGCTACTACTGTAACAGCTAACATAAATGGTAACTTTGATGGTCGAGTTGGATACTATAGTCCTAACTCAGGAGCATTTACTAGCATTACCGCAACCACTACACTAACTGCAACAGGCAACATAACAGGTGGAAATGTTAAAACATTGGGTACTGCTAACGTAGGTACATTGATTGTAACCGGAATTAGCACCCTAGCCAATGCAAGTATTGCTAATGTTAAGAGTGATAACATATTGTATGCAAATGGTGTGCCGTGGCCAATTGGTGCAGGGTATACAGGTGTATCAGGAAGTGATACTCAAATTCAATTTAATGATACTGGAACTTTTGCAGGTTCTGCAAATTTAGTGTTTAACAAAACAACTAAGATATTTACCGTAGATAAGATTACTGCAAATGGTTCTTTACTTACTAATTTAACGGGTGCTAACGTAGAAGGAACCGTAAGTTTAGCGGCAGTTGCTAATTCAGTAGCTGGTGCTAACGTCAGTGGTACCGTAGCACAAGCAACTTATGCTACAACTGCTAACAGTGTATCTTGGAGCAACGTAGCGGGCAAACCTACTTTTTCTACTGTAGCTACTAGTGGAAGTTACACTGATTTATCTAGCAAGCCAACCATTCCAGATGCACAGATACAAAGTGATTGGAATATAACTGATAATGCATTAAAATCTTTTATTGTTAATAAGCCAACTATACCGGCGGCACAGATACAAAGTGATTGGGCTCAAGTTGATAACACATTAAAAGATTTTATTAAGAATAAGCCAACGATCCCTGCGGCACAAATACAAAGTGATTGGAGTCAAGCAGGTACAGGGTCTTTAGACTTTATTAAGAATAAGCCAACTATACCAGCGGCACAGATACAAAGTGATTGGAATGTAACTGATAATAATCTAAAGTCATTTATTGCTAATAAGCCAACAATTCCAGCCGCACAGATACAAAGTGATTGGAATGTAACTGATAATACTCTAAAGTCATTTATTGCTAATAAACCTTTAACGGGTGTATTACCTCAAGTATTATTATACAATCAAACTAACGTTAATAGAACACTGTTATTAACTGACGCTGGGAAACATATTTACATCAAGTCAGAAACCAATGTATATAGCGCAAATGTAGTTATACCTGTAAATTTTAGTGTGGCTTTTACTATAGGAACTAAGATTGATGTTATCAATAGTCCATATAGTGAAACATCTTCATATGTAAAAGTTTCTGATAGTGCTATTGTATCGTTGTTTTTAGCAGGATATGAAGCTATTGCATCACCGGACGATCCGGTAGAAGTTAAACCGGGTGAAATAGTTCATCTATTAAAGGTAGAAGAAGATACGTGGATAGTTGAGCGAAAGAGATAAATACTTAGTTCAATAACTTATGCTGTATGTCCACAGCGTAGTCCCTAGAACGGTCATTACAAAAGGAAAAACAAATGGCACGCAGTTTAAATAAAAAATATTTTGGTAATCGTAACGCTGGTACAACAGGCACCAGTGACGATAAAATTGGTGGCGAAGGTGTAGCAAGCATTACGCTAGGTGGTGTAAACAACAGTTCAGGTTATGCATTAAATGATCCACTAGTCATTAGTGCTCCTACTCTACCGGGTGGAGTACAAGCTACTGCTATAGTATCACAACTTGGTGCTAGTAATAAGATTCTTGCAATTGAAGTTACTGAAAAAGGTTCTGGATATACGGCAGCTCCCACAGTTACAGAAAACGTTGGCGGAGTTCAAGGTACATTAACATTTACCGCAGTATTAACCAATACACAAGAAGAAAGTATATACGCAAGAGCTAAGACCACATCAGGTGGCACAAGTCAACTATGCGATATTATTCGTCAAGTTGGTGCTCGCCGTTTCAAAGTTAGAACAGCAGACGGTACAGCAATTTGTACGTTAAAAGGTAGTGCTGTGTCAGCAGAAGGTGACATGGCTATTCAGGCCACTGACAGCGCCGGCGGTACATATTTTGTTACAAAAATTAGTAACCGTCGTTGCACTGTAACACAAAGTACCGGTACACAATTTGCAACAGATTCAAGCGTTCCATGGACTTTTGGTGCGGCAGTATTAAATACTTCTGTTCAACTTGATAACGCTTAATATTTTTAAGCATCAACAAAAAAGCCGCATTACGCGGCTTTTTTTATTAGTTTCTTTAGTTTGTCTTGCACTACATCAAAGTTAATTGTATTAAACAATCCCGGATGTAATGGTTTAGGATAGTGTTCCCCGTCTATCCAACAATATCCACAATGTTCTTCATTTAATTTAGGAATAAATTCATTGTCTATTTTGCAAAAGAATGTATGATATGTAAATGTATTGTTTACAAACTTTTGAATAGGTACAAGTTTAGCATCATTGGGGAAAAAGTCTATTTCCTCGACACACTCACGTTTAACACCTTCTAATAGTGTTTCGTTATTTTCAATTTTGCCCCCGGGTATTCCCCAGTTGCCGGGATTTTTAGAATCGCTTCTTAGTAAAAATAAAAATCTTTGTGTATTACTTGCATAAAAGAATACACCTGCACTATTGTTCTTCATACTATGATTTATCACAGTATTACTTGCCCATTAAATTACGATGTTATAATCACCTTGGTCATACCAACCTTCATAACTCTTCATCCAAGCACCTTCTGCATACCTATATTGAACACCGGAGGTTATGTTAGTTACATATTCTGTTGTAGTTGAAGATTGGCTATCAAAATTAACAGTCCATTTACTAGTTGATGCAGTATACTGTATGATATCATTTGCATTAGCTACTAAATCACCCCAAACACTATAGTTTGCTGGAGTAATACTAGGATCGCCTATAGATTCTACTATTAAATATCGTTGTCCATTACTTACACTAGGTAATCCGTTATCGGGACCTTTAGTTCTAGGATTAATAATACTATCAACTGCCTGTAACGTATTTTGCGGCAATGTATCAGGATCTATATTATATGATAATAGCCTATCATCTGTTGGATTAAATGCAATAGTACCTACAATGTCAGTATCCATATATGTATTTTGCAACCATATTTGACTAATACCCGGCTTTACAGTTCCGTAAACATTTAATACACTTTGCCAATACAATGGTACATTTGGATTTTCCGGTAAGTCTATTTCTGTATTACGCGGTTCAAAAACTTGATTAGCAGGAAGTATTTGTAATGTATTACCTATCAACAATAATTTATATCCATATGGAGTAATCTTTTGTCTTGTACCCAATAACAAATCATCGTCTTGCATATCAGTGAGAGCAGTGCCTCTAAAGATACTAGCAATAATTTTATGAATGACACCAAGTTTTTTAACTTTACTCGGTGTGCTGATCCATATAGGCATATAGAACTTCCATGTCAATACATCTATAGGATTTCCTGTACCCTGCGGTATTGTCTTACTACTAAATGTTAATCCATCCTGATATACAACACTTAAACTTGTCCAGTCAATAAAGTTATCTGTACTTTGAATCTCCATTGCAGGATTAAACAATACACCTAATTGTTCAACTAACTCTAATTTCTGATTATAATTAGTTGTCCAAAAGTCTACACTAATTCTTAATGTATATGGTACTGGCATAATACGTTCAACTGTAAATGCTTGTCCCTGTGTTTGTTCGTATTGTCCTGTTTCCTGATTAAATGAGCGTTGTCTAACACTTACTTTGTCTAAGAAGTATGGATCTTGGGTTCGTTTTTGGTCGTATTCTAAACCACTAATGTGATATGTAATTAGCGGGGCACTCGGTAAACTATTAGGACTATTATTTCCTTGTATAGCAGAAACCATTCTACTACTATCACCATACTGTATAGGCACACGTATAACAATATCATTACCGGCAGGGTCTTTACCTTTTGTAACTTGCCAATCACTAAAAATTCTTGCAAATTGAATTAAGAATCTACGTATCTGATTGTCATAAAAATATTGTGCCATTGATTACCTTAATCTGTTTGTATTTTAAACAATGTTGACAATGATTGAATTTCAGGTATCGTGGTTCCGTCGGACAATGTAGTAACATTAGTGTTATTAATGAATGTATTTAGCTGTGAACCACCTTCGCTATCAAATCCTCCAGCTGGTCTATTATTGACACTTATCTTCACCCATAAATTACCATCATATCTATACATAATGTTAGGTAAATAATCAGTGCGTAAGAAGTAATCTCCTAAATTAGGATTTGACGGGAAAGTTATACCTGCTCTGAATGGTAATCCATTTGGTGCAGTACCATCACCTGTCATATTACCATCAGTGTATCCAAAACTCTCTGGACTATAACGAACTATCCATCTAAATCTAGGATCCGCATCAGCACGATAATCCATTTCGTTTGTATCAAGTAATGGACCACCGTTCATTGGCCAATCAGGTAATGTTATGTCCTCATCAGCTCCTGTATATATGTTGTCAGATGTACCATACGGTCTGTCAATTAAAGCTGTTGCAGTAGCGGCTAATACTAAATTAGGTTCTACTGGGCCTGAACCTGTATCAGTTCTTTCAGGAGCTATACTTGCTACTTCTAAGTTTACTTGCGTTAATGCTTTTAATAATTCACGACTACCTATAGGCATATCCCATATATCTTTCATAGCTGCCGCACCAATTCTTAGTACTGGCATTGAGTATAACAATGATATACTTCCCCTTGTTGGTACAGGATTAGTTTTTGGTACAACAACATTAACCGGTAGTGCAGGAGCACTACTTGCAGTTGGTACAAGATATAATTGACTTCTATCGTATCCTAATTTAGGCACAATACGTGCAGCCTCAGCAACCATAGCATCATTTATTGCAATGTTTTGATTATATCTACCTAATATATCTCTTAAGCTGTCTGCTGTATCTAATTGCCAATATGTGCTATTAGGAGGGGCGATTCCAACTGGTACGTTTTGTTTAGGGGTATAATTTTTATTACCAAAACTAACTACATACCCCGGTAAGTATGTAGCAGTCAAACTCCAATCTCCTAAATAATTATCTTTACTCACTGGTTCTTTCAATATATTACTAAATTCTTGACTATCAACTAGTGGCTCACATTTGATTCTCCACAAATGAGGATACCAGGTATTACTAAATCCTTCGCTTGCAAAGTTACCGTCTGTTATTTGATAATATCTACGCAAACTTGTAGGTATATCCTCGTTTAATGGATGATAGTCTGTCAGATGAGGCATCTCAATTACATCACCCACTATTAATTTACGACCTACAATATTAATCATGTCGTTATAATGTATAGTTACAAATATAACATCGTTATTTAGAAATAATCCAAACTGACTTAAGTCAAAATCTAAATTCTGTACATTATAATGACCACGTAATCTATAGATACTATCATCATATTTTCTATCACGATTTTCTAGGAATAATAGATCCTGAATGTTAGTTGGATCTAATGAATTATATCGGGGTTGTGACAGACTAGCAGTAGGTCCTGAATCAGGGACACCTAAATACTTATGTACATATAAATCTGTGGCTCCGACACTAAGCATTTCTGATATTGTTCTATCAAAAAATCTATAGTCGTTTCCCTTTTCCGAGCGGTATAATGATAACTTTGGCATAATATAGTATTTATCGCGGCTGTAATGCAAAAGTCTTACCTCTCAGAGGTTGACAAATAATGGATAAGGCTATATAATACTAAGTATTGTTTAACAGGAGTAAACTCAATGGCGATTCGTAAACACAAACAGACTGACGACCACTTTATCAAAGCACTTAATCCTAGGGATGCTGACCAAAAATACATGGGTGATGAACCGTTTTTTCCATTGCAACCCGATGACAATGGTAGAAAGTTAGCACTAACAAACAGTTTTACGTGGTATAATAGGTTTTACGGTAAAAAAGACGCAAAAGAATTATTGTGTCAGTATTTGGAACATCATAATCGCACAGCCGAAGCCAAACATGTGCGTAAAGTACATGAATCTGAATTTTTGATGACATTGTGCTGGTTGGCTAGAATGACAATGAGGGGTTTAGAACTTAGTGAGTATGAATCACTTACCCTAGAAAATGAAATAAGCCGATTATATAAATTAGTCAATAAACCAGAAGTAGTAGAAAAAGAACCAAGTAATCGCCCCAATATTCAAGACCTGATGAAAGAAAAGGCACGTGACGCCGCAGGAGAACTTGAAGGATTATTTGATGAGTATATTACATCAGGTGCACCTACAAAACACACATTGCGTCCTATTGATGAAGTAGCTAAGAAGAATGTAATGCCACAGCATATCAGCATTCTAGTTGAAGTTTGGAAAAAGAAACTAACCGAGTTTGAGGCTGTGCTTGATGGTAAAGATAGTCATTTAGTACAGGGTTATATTTTTCTATCTAAGACTCAAACAAAGAATATTATCAAATTTATTGAAATGGTATTAACTGACCTAAATAGTTATATTTCTGTTAAGAAAGCAAGTAAAGCACCTCGCAAACGTAAGGCAGTTCCTGTTGAAAAGATTGTTTCTAAACTTAAGTATTTGAAAGAACACAAAGATCCTGTTAACAAACTTGAACTGATTAGTGTGCATCCTACTAAGTTACACGGTGCAAGTGAGGCATGGGTCTATGATACTAATCGCCGCAAATTGCATCACTATATCGCAGACGAGTACAGCAAGAGTTTTACGGTAAAGGGTAATACATTGCTAGGATTCGACAACGCATCAAGTGAGGTCAAAACATTGCGTAAACCCGGTGAACAAATAAAAGAAATAATGGGTAGTAAGCCAGTTGCACGTAAATACTTTAAAGAAATTAAAGCAGTATCTACAGTCCCGAACGGTCGCTTTAATGAAAACATGATTATATTAAAGGCATTTTAAATGCGTGAAGTTGAAAAACGAATGAAAGAAATGATGGAACCAATTGATAAATGTATTCAATTAACCGACGATGATGAGGATCTATTGATGCTAGCATGTGCAATGTTGCAAAGAACTAAAGAGATTTTTGATAATCAAATTGGAGTGCGTGGAAGAAAAGAAATGTTTAAAGGACTTTTAGAATGAATGTAGATTTGAAAAAATATAGTGAATTTGTAGAGGCTGTAACAAGCCAGCCAAGTAACGACTTGACAACTTTCATGGATCGTTGTGATGAACTAGACGGCAACTTTGATTTAGTAACACAAGAACATGGACCTGATATCAACGTCCCGTTGTTGCTAACAGCATGTTTAGGACTGGCCGCAGAGTCAGGTGAGTTTATTGAGATTCCAAAAAAGATTTTCTTTCAAGGTAAAGCACTTACTGACGATAATGTGTTTCACATGAAACGTGAACTAGGTGATATCATGTGGTACTGGATCAATGCTTGCAGGGCACTTCGCCTAGATCCTAATGATGTGATTGCTGAGAACGTAGAGAAATTAAAAGCACGATATCCCGGTGGTGAGTTTAACGTGTTCAACAGCGAAAATCGCAAATCTA